CCCGAAATAGTAACAGGAGCGCCATGAGTTAGGTGGCCACCACTTGCTAAGTCCATTCCTAAGATAGTATCACCTACGTTAAGGAAAGCTTTCATTATAGCAAGGTTTGCGTTTGCACCAGAATGTGGTTGAACGTTTGCATATTTGCAACCGTATATTTCTTTGAGTGTGTCAATGGCTAGAGTTTCAATCTCATCCATGTGTTCACAACCATTATAATACCTACGACCAGGATAGCCTTCAGCATACTTATTAGTAAACTCTGAGCCGCATAATTTCATTACAGCATCTGAAGCAAAGTTTTCCGAGGCGATCAGCTCGATAGTTGTTTGTTGTCTTTTCAGTTCTTTTTGATAAATTTTATCGATTTCAATATACATGTGTTCTCACTATATGATCATAGGCGGCCGATGCATTATCTGGCCCTTCAATTTGTGTAAAAGGAATTCCAAGAGTTTGGAACTGCTGTAATATGTCTAAGTCGATAGCTACACTTTGCACTTCGTCTTGTGCACGACCATCAACTTCAAAGTTTTCACGAGCTCGAGAGAGCATAAAGTTAGTGTTATCATACTTATTATAACACTCTAAAGCAAGCTTGTCAATAAGATCTGTATATAATGGGTCACCATAGGCTTTCCTATAGATTGGACTCAGCAAGACTGGAGAGTCTGTAATGATATAATCTACCTTATCAGCTAACCTCAATATCTTACGATGTTGGTGAGCTAATATCCATAATTGGTCTCTAAGCATTGGGATATTTTCTTCCCATACACATTCTTTAGCAAACTCATCCGTGAGTTCTACTTTATAACCTGCCAACTTCATCTTATAAAACAAACCAGCTGCTGCTGTACTCTTACCCGAGCAGGGTCCACCATAAAAATTAATCACTTTTGTTTTTTTCATTGTTTATTTCTTCTCAACAAACCATAGGAAGTCATCTTCCACAAAGTATCCATCCTCACCATATAATTCAACAACCGCTGTCTTAACAGTCGGAAAATGTATATCATGACCAATAATCATACCACCCTTTCTTACTTTTGGAGCCCAAGCACCTACGTCTCTCATTACACCTTTATAACTATGATCTGCATCAATAAAAACAAAGTCTAAACTTTCATCTGCTACTTCTTTTGCAGCTTCAGTTGTGTAATCTTTTATGATCTCGGCACGACCAGGGTAACCCTGACAAAATCTAACGAGGTCCTGATAATATGTCTCGTGGTCCCATGCATGGCCATTTTCGCCCCGCGTCCATTGTTCTGGTCCATCGAAGCCGGGTTGAGCTTCGTAGAGATCAACACCAATAAGGTGTAAATTGTGACATGTCTTAACCAAGTGCTTAAAGGTCTCTCCAACCCATACTCCAAGTTCTGCTCCTTTTGTCCAGTTGTTTTTTCTGACATACTTCTCAATAGTCTGCCAGCGCCAAATATTGCCACCATCGTGGCCTCTGTCGTTAATTCTACCCATTTGTTTCTCCTATACTATAAAGTCATATTATAACACATTTTTGTGCGTTTGTCAATCAATTTTTTGGGTTACCAGGTTTAATTATACCCAGCTTCTTTAGTGAGTTTCATAATAACGTGGAATGGTCCATCGCCAACAACTCGTATATCTCTATTAGAATACACGTTATCTGTAAAACCTTTATATTCGTGTGAACCAGAATTTACAAAGTAATAATGACCGTGAGCTGTAGATCCGTCCCATCTAGAAATGTCTATATGTTTATTGGTTTTGCAGCCCCAGTATATTTCTTTAATCGTTACTACTGCACCGTTAACCGATTGAGAAGGATGTACAAGGTTTGATAATAAAATATCAACAGTATCACCCGCAGAGTCAGTTACATAAATCTTTACTACTGCTTCTGTTGCTGTTCTTTTTAAGTAATGAATTTCGGACATTATTTTTGCCATCCTTTAATGTATTCTGTTGAAAAGTTTGCTTTACTAAAGTTTAAACGATCAACTAGTTTGAGCGCGTTTCTACCAACATGGTCAATAGCAACGAACCCTTCTTGTCCTGTTACTTCAAAGCCATCCTTTGTTTTCAAAAGAGTTCTTAAACCATCTGAATAGTTAAGCTTATCAATAACAATTAACTTAGCATCAACTAATAGATTATATAGTTGGAATACTTTATTAACTTCTTTTATATTCTGTTTGTTAAAGTACTTGAGTACTTCATCACGAGTAGCATACTTACGATCTTTAGCAGCTTGTGATTTAACTTTACCTGCTTCTTTTTCGTAATATTCTTTAATAAATTCTTCCATACCCTTAATAGCAAGTGGTACGTTTTTAATACGTTGGCCGTCTCTTACCTTTTTATTAATGAATACGTTTATTCTCTGATTTAATTCTTTATTATTTGATAACTCATTGAGAGCGTATGGCTTGATCGTTCTGAATATACGACCAGCATCAGATAATAGTTTATTAAATGCTTTTGTTTCTTTATCAGTAAATGTTACGTTACCAGACTCATCTTTAAATACAGCGTCTACGTGCCAGACCGATCTAACTTCTTTGAGTTTACTTGAGATCGCCTTACCAAAACTTGCAGACATTGATTCAAAATCTGCTCCTCTGTATGTTGTGTGCCAAACCACACCGATTTCGGATCCTTGAATTTGTTTGCCGAGCTTGCTATCGACAGGTACCGCGTAAACAATGGTATTAGGATGGAAAGTAACACACGATTCTCCACCAATATTCTCTGTTTTAAGATCGTCCTTCGTATATAATAAATCACCTTGTACTACTCCTTCAATACCTAGTTTAGAGAACTCTGCCAGAGCAGTTTTGAATTTACTATTCAGTTCTCCAGCTAAGCCCGTGTCATCATCAATTTCTTGAGCTGTTTTATAAAATTTTGGATTCTTGTTAAATAATCCCTTTTTCGCGATAAAGAATTTCCCGTCGCTTGGGTCTTTACCAGCAAATATCGCAGGCGCGCCATCCCATTTAACTGATAAGCTAACAGGAGCTTTAGTGTTTCCACCAAGCATATCACGAAGTGCTTGCAAGTATTGGAATACATTACGTGTTCCTATTACTCCTCCATCAAGTATAGCATCTTCTAAATGCGTCATGTGAAGGTTGGCACCAGTGGCCTCATTTAAATACGTTTGAAATCTTATCATTTGTAGAGACTCTTAAATTCGTCTGTCATTATTGCAGTGAACGACGGTGCTGATCTGAAGTTGCCTTTATATCTTAGTTCAATATGACAAACTGGTAATTTACCAATCATCAAATCAAACTTTAATGTTGCTGCAGTAGCACCCTCATTGAATGCTTGTACAGCACCTGGGGTTTCTCGTATCGTTATTTTTTCATTCTTAACTATTTCATTAAGCTTTGTTGAAACTGTATCAATATCTTTATAATCACCAATTTTAACATCAACACCTTTACGAGGTCCGTAATCACCTATACCAGTAACTAGAGTAAAATCAAAATTAACTTTCTTCAGATCCTTGAGATCAGCTTTAAATATTAATTGAATTAATTGATTTGCCATTAACTCTTTATTTTTCAGAATAATCATTGACATACTTCTGAATAAAGATTTGTTGCCTTTTAACTGTGAGTTAATTAGATCGTTTGGAATGCGCTGAATAAACTTCTTCCAATTTTTAGCATTGGGTCTTGTTTTTTCCATATCAGCTAATAGCTTTGGCGATGCAATTTTCTTTTGTTTTGCTACGACTAGAACACGTAAATAGAATTGAGCAGCTCTTTTATCGAGCTCTGCCATCATTTTATTAAATTTACTATCTTGGAAAAGAGTAGAGAATGATTTATTAATTAAGGTAGGATCTTTCTGAGAATAAAGCTGCTTTTTCTTTAGTGAAACACCTAAGAATGAAGAACCTTTCTTAATAATAAAGTCAGAACTATTAAAGTCTTTCATTCCATACTTTGTAATTTGAAATTGTTTTACGTCTTGGTCCCAGGCTTGTCCAGTTAAATAGACCATATCAGCATTACCATATTTGTTTTTATGGATAGTTAAAGCAGCTGATACTGCTGAACACAAGTTAACGTAATCTCCCTCTAAACTATCAATCTGGGATTGTTTTGCGCCTTTGACTTTGCTTAAGTTTAATTGAACAAATTTAATCAGTTCGTCCATTTCTTCAACAGTCTTGGGTGCAGTTAAAGAATTTTTAAGACATAGGGCAGCTGTCATTAGCTCGTTGGGATCGTCACCTGCTTTACTTCTCTTGCCGTCTGGTCTACAATTGATATAAACATATCTGTCCATATCTTTATGCTTTACGGAGACATCCTTTTCTTTGCGGCCATCAGGTATAGTAGCAGATTCTAAATCATCTGAATCTTCAATAATCTGATTAGCTAAAGCAGACCATTTAGTTCTTAGGTTATCAGGCATAATAGCAAAGACGCCAACCTTAGCACCGTTAGTTTTATCTCTACGATTGTCAAGCTCGATCGCAGCATTGATAGAGCTAATACCATCGTCAAGTTTAGAAGCAATTTCTAATGCGAATGCTTCGTCGTCACCGTCATAAGAAACGGGACCGAGAGGAGCCTCATCCAATTGAAACTGCTTTAAACCAAATCCAAGAGGTGAGTATCTTTCGACTACTGCGGTCTCTTGGATTGGTTCTGGCGTTTCTTCTTTGGGTCGACTTTCGTGCTCTTTAAATGTGCTAAAACTCTTCATAGTTACCTTGTTAATTGTATAGGACAGTTTCAGTTATTTATAATCACGTTACAATCACGTTAGTTGTGCGTCAGAAAAAACTTGCCCTTTGCGTTTGCCTTTTAGTCTCATACCAATATCTGTCTTATCGAACACGGGTCCGTCGTCATCATAGCTCTTCATCTTTTTTCCAGAGCCACCACCAGAGCCTTCGTCAAGATTAACGTTATTTTGTGCTGATTCTTCAAGTTCGTAGATCTTCATCTTAGCGCGGTCAATACCAACTAAGAATCTACGATAGTAACCTAAGTCACCCCAACGATTCTTTAACTGTTTGAGCATGAGTTGCCCGAGTTCGTCGAGTTGTTCTGATGTTACTAGACCTAAGATACAGTCTGCTGTGTGAGTAATACCCATAGATTCAGATGTATTTGTAAGATCAACATCAGAATTACCATAACCATCTCTATTGAACTGAGATGATGTTACAACTGCACAATTGTACTCCATTGCTAGACCACGTACTTCTTCTGCGATACTTTTAACTAGGTTATAGCTTGAAGCAGCAGCAGCTCCTCTAACACGAGAAGATGCACAGATGTTAAGATAGTCAAGGAATATCACATCAGGTTTAAAGTTTTTCTTCATCTCAAGTTCATTTAGTAGATGTCTAAAATGACCAGAGTGAACAGAACCAGTAGGATATTCTTTAATAATAAGCTTACCGGTAGTTTTAGTTTTGTATCTAGCTAATCGCTTATCATAAACATCACGAGGAATCTCGTTCACTTCGTCCATTGTGATATCCATGATATTAGCATCAATACGACGACCAATTTCTTCTTCGGCCATCTCCATAGTAATGTAGAGAACATTCTTACCATACATCAAATGATTAGCTGCCATGTGACATTTGAGCAGTGATTTACCACCCCCAGTCGTAGCAAGTAATACTGTCATTGATTTACGAGGTAAGCCACCTTTGGTAATCTTGTTTAAGATATCAATATCAAAGGGAATACGTTCTTCTTTTCTGTGGTAATGTTCATAACGATCATCGCCATCTTCGAGGAAGTCGTGACCAACACTTGAGTCAAAGCTAATGCCAAGACTATCTGATAACAGTTTTGGTATACTTCCTTTATCGATTTCACCTTCTTCACCATCAAGTATCAGAATAGATTTACGGATACTATTGTACAAGTCTTTGTCTTGGCAGAACTTTTCAGTCTCGTCAAGTAAGAATTGTTGATTGGTTGTCTCGTCTGCTGAGAACGTTCCAAGTAAAGATTGAATAGTGGTATAAGTATCTTCGTTAAGATCTTTACGTTTTTCAAGTGACAAACGCAGAGCCTCTATGGTGGGAGGCTCTTTGTATTGTTCTACATACTCGGTAACGGTATTAAAGATTTTACGATAGGACAAGTCTTCAAAGTAATCATCTTTGAGATAAGGAAATACCTTTCGGCTATACTCCTCATTCAGTATCAGATTCGATAAGATCGTCTTCTCTATCATCTTCAGCTTCTCCCATTTCAAGTGTAGTTAATTTGAATTTACTTTCAACATACTCGTTAAACTTAGCATCAGCGATCAGCCCTTCAAAGAACGGAGTATCAGCTTCGATATCTTTCAGCCTACGCTTTGGTTCAATTACTTCACCAGTTCGTTGGTCAACTACGTTGTACCACCCTTGGTTAGCTTTACATAAGTGTCCAGATTCAAGTGCTAATTCAAATAGACTTGAGTATTTCTGAATACCTGTATCGTACAATACTGTAAATGGTAGTTTAGCTTTTTCTTTAACATACCTAGACTTCTCAATATTAATTGTGAACTTGAACCCTTTAAGGTCAGTACCTTCTTTCTGTTGAGATTTAGATATAATAAAGATCTGATTAGCTGAATAGTAAATACCAGTACCACCTGAAACGATGTTCTTAGGGAACAGACCGATTTCTTTATAGGTATGGTTAATAGCAACCATTGGAATATCTTTACCAGTTAGCTTAGGTGTAACGATTCTGAATAGTGACTTAAGCTGTTTTGCTCTTGTCATATCAGCAACTGATTTCTCATCTAGAGCATCTTGTACTTCTTTACGAGAGGCCAAGTTACCAATAGAGTCGATCATAATAAAGACTTTATCTCCCTTGTCAATCTCGTCTAGTCGTTTAGTAGCGTCAAACTTAAGTTGCTCTACGTCTTCGATTGGAACGTGAATAACACGGTCAGTATCAATGTTGTAACTCTCAAGATACTCTGGAGTAATACCATACTCTGAGTCATATAAGATTGCAACACCTTCTGGATATTTCTTTAGATAAGCTTTCATGCAGTATAGGCCAAGCAAAGTTTTAAAACTCTTTGATTCACCTGCTACTACGGTCAAGCCGGGTAGTAAACCACCTTTAAGTGAGCCGCAGAAAGCGATATTCACAATAGGAAGTTCTGTTTGTATCGGATCTTTAACATTAAAGAAGGACGATTTAGATAGGACAGTCGATCCTTTGACTGACCCCGCCTTCAACATTTTGTCTAATAGACTCATAATTTATTCTCCGCTTAGAATTTGATGTAATTGATCTGCAAAAGCGTCAAGTTTCTCGTAACGGTTAGGCCAGTAGATATAATCTTTTTCTGGGTTAGCCTTGAGATTGTTTAACAATGGAATTACAGCTTCGTACATGATTTGAGCTTTGGCAGCTGCGCTTTCAGCTGTTGCTGATGATGCTTCTACT